AGCAAAACTTTTATCCATGCCAAGCGCGCTTGCGCCAATCGTTAGAAACCAAAACACGACCGCCGAAATTAAAGAGGTGATCGCCAAAGAGATCAACCAGGCGCTCGCAGAACTGGCGGCCTATGACCCGAAAACTGAGATCACACAAAACAGGAAAAACCGCGATCAAGAGGATGGCGAGGACGGCCTTGGGCGTTCTGGAACCGCCGCCGTTACTAAGCGTCGCCCAGTGGGCCGACCTCGAAAGGCGTCTAAGCTCTGAGGCGTCAAGCGCGCCTGGCATATGGCACACAAGCCGGACAGAATATCTGCGCGAAATTATGGACGTGGCGAGCGATAGCGACACGACCGAAATCGTTGTCCAAGCCGGCTCGCAACTAGGCAAAACCGAATTATTGCTAAATGTAATCGGGTTTCATGTCGCGCATGATCCGGCGCCGATCCTGGTCGTGCAACCGACCGGCCACAAAGGCATGGCCGAAACGTTTTCCAAAGATCGCCTGGCGCCAATGTTGCGCGACACGCCATGCCTGAAAGGCAAAGTAAAAGACCCGCGATCACGAGACAGCGGCAATACAACGTTGCAAAAGGTTTTCCCAGGGGGGCGCATTTCAATGATCGGGGCAAATTCGCCAAGCCAACTTGCAAGCCGGCCGATCAGAATAGTTTTGCTTGACGAGGTTGACCGCTTTCCAAACTCAAGCGGGTCCGAGGGCGATCCGATTGAACTTGCGCGCAAGCGAGCGGCGACATTCTGGAACCGCAAGATTATTATGGTTTCAACGCCGACCAACAAAGACGCAAGCGTCATTGAGGACCGATATCTAGCAAGTGATCAGCGCAAGTTTCACGCGGTTTGCGAGCATTGCGACACGCCGCAAGTTTTAGCCTGGAAGGGCGTGCAGTGGCAAAAAGACAAGCCGGAAACCGCCGGTTATGTTTGCCACGAATGCGGCGTTGTTTGGGATGACGCGGCAAAAAATCGAGCGGTAAAAAATGGATTTTGGAAAGCCTCGGCACCGTTTGCCGGCCTGGCGGGTTTTCATATTTCTGGGCTTTGCTCGCCCTGGGTATCGCTAGAAGAAACCGTAAAAGACTTTTTGGCGGCTAAAAAACTGCCGGAATTGCTAAAGGTTTGGACAAATACCTTTCTTGGCGAAACGTTTGAAGTCCAGGGCGACACGGTTGACGAGAGCGATATTCCTGGTCGCGACGCGTTTGACGGCGATATTCTGCCGGAGGAAGTTGTTTTAATTACGGCCGGCATTGATACGCAGGACGATAGGCTGGAAATTGAGTTTGTGGGACATGGCCGAGATCAGCAAACCTGGTCGCTGGACTATAAAGTTTTATACGGCGATCCATCCTCGCCGTCTGTTTGGGGCTTACTCGATGCGGCACTTAAAGAGACTTGGTTGCATTCTAAAGGATTGGAAATGCCTGTTCGTTGCGCGTGTATCGATAGCGGCGGTCACCACACGAATGCGGTTTACACGTTTTGCAAACCGCGTGAGGGCATGCGCGTCTTTGCGATTAAAGGCATGGGCGGCGAAGGCAAACCGCAAGTAGGCAAGCCGTCAAAAAACAACCGCCAGGGCGTCAAGCTTTTCCCGATTGGCGTCGATGGCATCAAGGAACTGGTTTATTCGAGGTTAAAAATTCGCAGCCCTGGGCCTGGCTTTTGCAGTTTCCCAGAAGGTCGCGGCGATGAATATTTCGCGCAACTCACGGCCGAAAAAATGGTTACGCGGTTTCACAAGGGCTATAAACGGCGCGAATGGCAGCAACGGCGGCCAAGAAACGAAGCGCTTGATTGCCGCGTATACGCAATTGCAGCGCTTGGCATTCTCAACGTCAACGTTGATAGCCTGGCAAACCGCTTTTACCGCGCACCAATAAAAGAAGATGAACCGGCCAAAACGCCCGCGCCCAAAAAGCGTATTCAGCGGCAACAGCCTGGCGGGTTTATTAATTCTTGGAGATGACAAGTGGCAAATCTATTTGAGGCAACAAACGCGCCGGTCGGCGAGCCGGCCGAAATCGTGATTGGCGATTTCGTGCAATGGAAGCGCACAGACATAGGCGCGGATTATCCACCGGCAAGCCACACCGCTAAATATGTTGCGAGATTGCGCGGCGGCACAAGCACAGAGATTGCAATAACAAGCAGCGCGTCCGGCAGTGATTATTTGTTTTCAGCGGCATCAAGCGCAACGGCAAACTATATCGCCGGCCGGTATCACTGGCAGCTTGAAATGCTGCAAAATTCTGACAATTCGCGGCTTATTTTAGAGCGCGGCGAGTGGGAAATTATTGTTGATTTAGACACCGCCGGCACTGACCCGCGCACGCACGCCGAAATCATGGTTGATAAAATTGAAAGCTTGCTAAGCGGCCGAGCCGATGCCGACGTGTCAAACTACTCAATACAAGGGCGTAGCCTGGTAAAACTATCAATCGATGATTTACTGCAATGGCGCGATTATTACCGGCGCGAGGCCGCAATGCAAAAACGAAAACGCGATATAAAAAACGGTAAGCGTACCAAATCTAGCGTTATGATGAGGTTCGTGTAATGTTTAAAATATTCAATCGGACCCCTGCCCCGCAAGCCGAGGCCGCCGCGCCGCAACCTAGACGCAAAAAGCGCAGCTACGCCGGCGCAAATCAAGGCCGGTTGTTTGCCGATTTCATGGCGTCGAGAACAACCGCCGACAGTGAACTCAGAGCCAGCCTGGAAGTTTTGCGCGATAGATCGCGCGACCTGGTGCGAAATAACGAATACGCCCGCCGGTTTGTAAATTTAATGAAAACCAACGTGGTCGGAGATCGCGGATTTACCCACCAGGTCAGAGCGCGCAATTTAGACAATAGCCTTGACGCAGTAGGCAATCAAATAATCGAAAATGCGTTTAAAGATTGGGGCCGGCTTGGCAATTGCGACGTTACAGGCGGCATGTCGTGGCTCGATGTGCAGCGCTTTGCGATTGAGAGCCTGGTGCGCGACGGCGAGTGCTTTATTCGCCTTGTGCGTTTGCCAGAATATAAACATAGCTTTTCTTTGCAGTTTATCGAGGCCGACTACATTGATGTTGAGAAAAACGGCCGGACCGACAACGGCGAGATTAGAATGGGCGTTGAGTTTAATAAACTCGGCCGGCCGGTCGCCTATCATGTGCTTTTAAAGCATCCAAACGACCAGCTATTCAACAGCAATCCGGCCGCGCGCAAAATGGAACGCATACCGGCCGACGATATTATCCACCTCTATATTCCGAGCAGAACGCACCAATCACGCGGAGAGCCATTTATGACGCCAGCAATTGCGGGCCTCAAAATGTTGCACGGTTATCGTGAGGCCGAGTTAATTGCAGCGCGGGCCGGCGCGGCCAAGTTTGGCGTGATAACAACGCCGGACGGTGATGAATTTGCCGGCGATGGCGAAACAGATGACGAGGTGCCAATCATCGACATGGCGCCAGGCTCGACGTTTCAAATGCCGGCCGGCCATGATTTTAAACTGATTGATCCGACCCATCCTGGCAGTCAGTTTGCCGAGTTTGAACAGGCGGTTTTGCGCGGCGTGGCGAGCGGTTTAAATGTTTCATACACCTCACTGAGCAACGATTTAAAGGGCGTTAGCTATTCCAGTATACGACAAGGCACTATTGAGGAACGCGACCATTACAAGACCTTACAGGCGTTTATGATCCAGCACTTATGCGAGCCGGTGTTTCGCGCCTGGTTGTCGCAAATCATGGCGTTTGAAAACTCAATGCCGATCAAGTCCGACAAGTATGGAAAGTTTGCCGACGCGGTGGCCTTTCGCGGCCGTGGCTTTGCCTGGGTTGATCCGGCACGCGAAATCTCGGCGCATGTCATGGCGCTATCAAACGGCATTGTTTCAATGAATGACGTTGCTGCAAACTATGGCCGCGATGTCGAGGAACTGTTTAGCCAAATACAGGCCGATAAAGAAATGGCCGAGCGGTTTGGTTTGGAAACCGCATTCGAGCCATTTGGCGGCGGTCAGTCGGCTTATGGACCTATAAAAACAATGCCAGATCAGCCGGAAGCGGCCGACGATGACAACTGATTTTCCGACAAAGGGCGACGATAAGAAAATCAGTCTACGCAATAGCCAATATCCGCAATTTGATTACGATTTTGCGGCAAATCTAAAACAAAATCACGCCGAAATCTGGAAGCTTGGCGGCAATATTCGCGGCAATGACGCGTTTAATCTTTGGACCAAAGCGCGCGACGGATCGCAAACCGAAGGCGTTTTGGATTGGATTAAAGAGCGCGAGGCCTGGTCGGCAAGGCATTTTGAGGACGGCGCGCAATTTAAGGCCGGCGACGTAACGCCAAACAAGTCGAACGTTGCCGGCATTGTTGCACAAGTAAAATGGGGCGTGATTGGCACCCTGGGTGAAAGCGTCATGAAAAGCACAATCACAGAATTAATCGAAAAATTTGAGGATAGACAAATGGAAAACCTATCAACCGAGCATATGGCCGAGGATGCCGAGCCAGCGGTGGAAATCATCGAGGCAGAGCAAGAGCGCGCCGAGCCAATTGAGGAAAAAATCGAGGCAGAGCCGGTAATCATGCAGCGGTACTATGAGGCAAACGCAAAAAGCGTTGATGCACAAACGCGTCGCGTAAAGCTGGGCGTGAGTTCCGAGGAAGCCGTAAAGCGCGATTTTGGAATGGAAGTCATCGACCACAGCCGCGAAAATATGAACCTAGAATTTTTAAACAGTGGCCGCGCGCCATTGTTAATGGATCACGACCCCTCGCGCCAAATCGGCGTTGTGGAAAGTGTAACTTTAGACGAGGACGCGCGCCGGTTGCGCGCGGTTGCACGGCTTGGAAAAGGCCCGCTTGCGTCTGAGGTTTTTGACGATTTGGAGAACGGTATTCGCCAAAACGTTTCGGTCGGTTATCGCATTGATGGCCGCATAAGTCGTGAGGATGACGAGGATGAAATCTACCGCGTTCGCACGACACCTATGGAAATTTCAATCGTTTCAATTCCCGCCGACCAGTCAAGTTTGGTCGGAGTTGGTCGATCTGATGCCACAACCTTAAGTCAATCAAAAGGATCGGTCAAAATGACAACCGAGAACACAATAGATATTGCGGCGCAAACAGACGCGGCCGTAGAAAAAGCCCTGGCGGGCCAGCGCAAAAACGACGCCGAAATTCTTAACCTGGCGTCAACGCATAACAAGCGAGACATGGCAAACGAAGCCATAAGCAAAGGCATGAAGATCGAAGATTTTCGCGGCGTTTTGCTCAATGAAATCGCGTCTAAGCCGCTTGAATTGCAATCGGCCACGGTTGATCTGCCAAAAAGTGAGCAGCGTGAATATAACCTGTCAAACATGATACGCGCGCAAATCACGAACGATTACCGCGACGCGGGTTTTGAGCGTGAAATGCACGACGAAATCACCGGCAGAACTGGCAAAAAAACGGATGGTTTTTATGTGCCAGACTTTGCCTGGGGCGCACGTTCTGGCGTTATGACAACGGCGGCAACCGGCGCTATTTCTGGCGAGCAAGTTTCGGATAGTTTTATCCCGACAATTCATCGCGGTGATTTGTTTATCGAAGCGCTGAAAGGCAGAATGGTTCTGTCTGATCTGGGCGCAACCTATTTGCCAGGCCTGACAAATCGCATTTCGATACCAGGCTTTGCAAGTGGCGGCGTTCCGGCATTTGTTGAGGAAGCTGGCGGCGTGTCCGATCAGTCACAAGTTGACAAATCGGTGACGCTAACGCCAAAAACCATTGGCGCCAAAGTGGTTATGTCCCGCTTGGCAATGCTCGAAAGTGTACCTTCTATCGATCAGATGGTTCGCAACAATTTGTTGGGAAATATGGCGGTTGAAATCGAGCGCGCTGCAAT